CGGAATAGGAATAGTAATGGAAGCAGAAGAATCCAACAGGCATTCATCAAAAGAAAGATGATTGCTGGCTTGGTCTCTCCCTGCGACTTTCGCCGAGTCTCCCACTTATACGGGAGAACTCCACCTCAGCTTGGTGTAGACGGCTTGAGGACGTCCTGAACGTTCCAAGTGATCTTCACTAAAGAATGGCTCAATGCCACGCTTAAGGAAGAACTTGAGCAAGGCACCAGGTCCATCGAGGGGATCCCTCGGCGAACGTGATGACAAGACATAACCCTTGACAAGAGGGCTATGAAGGTGCTCATGAAGGCGCTGGGTTTCAAAGCCCAAAACGCTTTCACGACCTAGCACTGGCGATGATGGAAGAACGACAGGATAGTGCCGAAGCATATCCCGCAATTCATCATCGATCCACGCCGACGTTGCCCAGTAACCAGCCCAATAGAGCTGATTCCTGAACTCAACCAACGCGTTAACACCAGTAGCGTCAGTCCGTCGTAGAGGGAACATTTGCCGAACTTTGACGATTGAAACGTCATTGCCGGCATAATATTCCTTACCACAAGACTCTCTGAACCTTCCGGTCCAGAAAGACTTATTGAGGTTCACTACAAACCCAAAAGAATGTAGTGCCTCAATGACGGATTCCACATGGTCTACAGGGATAAGAATATCATCCCCATAAATGCGCACCGACCCCTTTAGGGACTTAATGTCCCTTAGGGTAAGTGATGTGTTGAGCGAATTCTGTATTCCAATAAGCACTACGGTCAAAAAGACCATAGCCTCCATTGGAAAACATAACGCTGAACCCATAGATGCGAACTTGGCCAATCGGGTTACCCCGTGGCCAGGTACATCGGCCTTCCGGCTACGACAAGCGTCTACAGCATCAAAGAGATGCTGATGGCCCTTGAGTAGTAGCCGTACGTGCTGATTAGAGACACGATCGGATGCTTCGCTCAAATCGAGCGTAGCAAGATCGCCAGTTAGCGATCCTTTGAGAGCCATCTCCTGGTTAGGAGTTTGGTCATCAAAACCGAGCATGCTGTCGAGGTAGTCAACCCTCTTCAGACATGCAAGAATCTCAGGCAAAAGAGCTTGCTGCATATATTGCATAGCAACAGGCTCAATGCCTATGATTCTTGGCGTCTTTAGCGTCTTAGGAACTGATATTACCCTTACGGGTATCTCAGAACCGGGTTCGAGAATGTCAACGTCAGTTAACTGCTCCAAGAAGGAGTAGTTAGGAATGAGGTATTCCGCAAGCGGAAATACTTCATCCAGACGTTTGGGCCAGGTACCTTGCTGATATTTAGCATTGCTGCTAAACCTGTCAGCAGTGGCACCGGGACCATGTTTTGGGACTAAATCATGCATGTAAACCTTACGGTCGACATGCTTGAAAACATCCCAATACAGCATGCTAGCGATACGGCGAAATTCCGCTTTTTGCGCGAATCTCAGCTTAGCATCGTTGGCACGGACATCCTGCTCACACTCGATATACTCATCGAAAGCCCTTGCCACCCTTTCGGGGGAACAAGGAAGATGCATCTTACCAAACATCAGCGAAAGCTGACGAATGGACTGGATAGCATCGATCGATGGGTCATCGAGCAACACACCACTAGTCCGGTCAAACACAAGACCGAGGAAACCCGAAAGAAATTTCGGGAGACCACCCTTCCAGGCAAAGCCTTGGAAGAGGTTGCGGTCTACCATCCCGAGGTCAAGACTTTTTTCGAAGTCTTTTCCAAAGGACGGTAGGGTTATCGTTAGAAACGATAACCCCTCGTGTTTGCACCGACCTTGGATTGTTTTACAATCCATGGTGATGCTAGTGTTATTACACCAGCCAGCACACTCGTGTGCTAGCTTTTTCCAGAGCAACATCAGGCTTTTCAAAGCCCCTCCTAACTAATCGTTTGGGGGTGTGCTTTCCTTAGACTGATGCCTTCGAGATCCTCTAGCTAGTCATGGCAATAGCCAAGACGAACTAGATAATCGGGACATGGAGCAGTCTCTAGCTGGTGCCGCCGATCAAGGTCGGCACAAACTAGAGCGGATATAGGCAATACAATCAGAACGATTATAGTGACTACATCCTTACTGCTAATTCTCACCTCCAAGAACCTTGGAGATGAGAGCATCCGAAGAGGCCGTATACAGGGTTTTGAAGCCCGTGTAAATGGCCAACGCCTCTGCATTCGTGTAGCCCACAACGGGAAGATCGAAGACCATGTAGTTACTCATGGATACTTCGGTGTTCTCCGCGGGGCGAAACGGATCAGTGGTGATCTTCGTATGGTCCAAACGAAGGACCCGCCGAGTTCGCTTGCCATAGGCATGCGAGGCCGACAGATCAATCGTCCCATCAGCACTCGAGTAGATGCCCTCATTCTGCGTCGTGGAAACACGAGGCAGAGGTGTGGTCACCGCCGAGATAGTGATGGACTGTGGATCTGTAAATGACATTAGTCATTGCTCCTTCTGCCCAGATGGGCAGTATATGGGTGTATGGGCAGTGCAAACACTGTCCAGTTCAGCTTCGGGAAATTCCCAAAGCTGTGAGTATGGCGACCTG